TAAAATCAGAAATGCTAGTGCTGGTAACGAGCTATACCATTTAAAGACTGGAAGTTCAGGATACCACAAATGGTACATTGCTGACTCTGCTAAAATGTATCTAAGTAGTTCTGGTTATTTGGGAATACTTTCAACAAGTCCGAGTTACCCTCTTCATGTTAATGGTGAAGCTTATGTTTCTTCTAGAATGGCAATAGCCACTACTGTTGACTCAAGTTACGGACTAAAAGTTGCTGGCTATATTGCGTCATACGGACACACCACTTGGTCAGACTACAGACTTAAAGATGACACTGCACTGTGGGATACTTCTGAAGCTGCATCATTGGTCAAAGATGTTCCCGTCTATAGCTATAAATGGAACGACAAGTGTGAAGCTAAAGAAGTTCAGACACAGGATAGAATCGGATTCCTAGCACATGAAGTCAGCGAGAAGATTAACAAAAACAATTTAGTAATTAACGAGAAGGACGGGAAGAAATATCAGAGCGTTAATCAAACGGACATGATTCCAATACTTTGGGCAGCGTTGCAGGAGGCATTGAAGAGAATAGAGGAGCTAGAGAATAAGTAATGGAAAACTCCCACACAATACTTGAGCTACTAATAGTAATAGTCATGTTAGGTATCTTGTACTCTATGTATGTGGGAGCAATCAGTAAGGCTAAGAGATCGTCAGACATAGCTGTGTGTCACCATTACCAACATGAGTTCAAGACAATGCTTGAGTTAGATGATTACTATAAAACAATAACAGTGGTTGATCGGTGTTACGATTGTCACGCAACAGAACCATGAAGCGTATACTGTCACAGTATAAGGATGATTTAAAGAGGTGGTGTGTAGTGACATTACTAGCAGTAATATGTATTTTGTGTGGATCTGGGTGCAGAAACCTCAGTGAGATAAACATTTTTTAAAATGGCATCAGAACTACAAAACATATTTGACGGTATATATTCGGCGGTAGTACACGCACAGAAAGCAGTTGAAGAAAACTTGTCTAACAATGTTAGAGACGGATACTTCAATAAAGATGGAACGGCAAAGACCGTGAAGATGACACTGAATAATAAGGAGGTTGAGGTTCCATTGTTTACATTAGTCCCTCACAACACTTTAAAAATAGATTCATGCGAGGTAGACCTAGAGGTAAACCTTGACCATGACGGAGAGAAGGCCATTGGTTGTTTAGGTAAACTAAGAAAATCTAAAATGGCTAACGTAAAGATAAAATTTTCCAGCACAAGTCAGGCTGAAGGCATGGCAAGAGTTGGAGATAACCTAGTTAAATTAATACCTACAATATAATATTATGGCAGGAGCAGATGATGCACAATTGAAGGATTTCCAAGGTCTCCCGATCTCGGAACTCATAGTAGACCCTCTAGTTTCAGCGGCCAAAGGCCAGAAAAAATTAGCTGGCGTAACATTGGACTTTGTTTCTCAGATCGGGTTTGAGCCTGATCCAGATGATCCAAAGAAAACCAGAACACGAACCGTTGACGTAGAAGTTGAGCGGCTTATTAAAGGACAGACTAAACCATTAAAACAAATGGTGAAGATGCCGTTACTAACGATGGTAACGATACCTAACTTATCTATCTCAGATGTGAAGGTACATTTTGATATGGAGGTTAAGAGCCATTCATCCAACACTGAGTCATCAGAGAATACACAGACAGATGAATCCAAGACCGAAGGACACGCTTCTGTTAGTGGCCACTTCTGGGGAGTAGGATTTGAAGCTGGAGGTAGTCATTCCAACTCACACACTGGAAGCGTAACAACTAAGAGTGAGAATACTAGGGAAACAGACTTCTCTGCACGTTATTCAATAGACGTTGAAGCAACGCAGAATCCACCAGCCGAGGGATTAGCAAGATTTACACAGATGCTGGCATCCACGTTGGAACCAGTTGACACACAAGCAAAATAAAGAAAGGAAATAGAAATATGCCACACGCAAAGGGTTCATACGGAAGTAAAATGGGGAAACCACCGAAAAAAGGAAGTGCAAAACCTAAAGGAAGAAAGTCTAAGAAAGGTAAATACTAATGTCTAATACATACAAGTGCGTAAGGCTAGAGCCGCGCCACAAATCGGATGATCCCAACTGCGTATGCGAGGTGGTCATAGGACTAACAGCAACAGACCCCGACGGGAACAGTTCGTACATTGACGGGGTATACCAATATCCAATGGATAGTATGCCTATGCTCAATGAGTTTAAGGAACAAGCAAACGCTCTAGTGTCACAGTTCGCTGCTGACAACAAGTGGATTGCTTCTCTGGATTCCCAGATTGAAGCTCAGAAAGCTCAACCTAAAAACGTGGAGGACTTTGAGTCTCCAGAAATAACGGTTGATACTACTGTGGAACCAGCACCTGAGCCTGAGCCTGAGCCAATACCCAGCCCTGACCCAGTTGTTGATGTGGATGAAGTTGATGAAGATGGGGAAGACACTGAAGGTGAAGAGTAAGTGTGAGAACCCGCATTGCTTTGACGATACTTGTCAGGGCGATTGCAAAAAAGAGGATTAGCTTTGTCTTGGAAGAAGCGTAAGCCAAAACCCAAGAAAAAGAGACAGCGGAAGGGTTGCTATAAACAGCCCTTTTCTGCTAGAGTACGTTCTCTTATGGCTGAAGATAGTCAAGACCAACAGGTACAGACTGCTGTGCAGATTCTGTTTAACGCTGCGTCACAAGCAAGGCTTACTGCCGCAGATCACGATCAAGTTAAGCAGGCAGCTCAAATAGTTGCCTCTAAGCTAGGGCTTTCAGAAGCCCCTGCACCGGAGATTCAAATGCCAGATGCAGAGGAGTCTGAAGGGTAATGGATGAGAGCAATAGACGACATAAAGGTCTTCGCATCTGCGGGGCTTGGAATAGGGAACTGGATGCTTCAAATAGATATTCTATTAAAAGTAGCTATTAGTACTGCCACTCTCGTCTATATTATTCTCAAGATATTAAACCTACTGAAATCAAAATGAAAACAACATTAAGTTGTGTGTTACTAATCGGGGCATTATTCGTACTAACGTCTAACGCCAACGCAAGTAGTTTATTTGGAGCAGGCTTAAAGCCAACGCCAAATGTTAAACTATTCGGGCAAAAACTTAGCTGGCCAATCCCTTCTCTTTGCTTAGGTGCAAAAGCTGGAACTGTTCCAGATGCTAAAGTTTCACCTGAAGGACTTTTCTTTAAAGTTCCTTACCTAGCTATTGACGTTCCTTTCCCAACATTAACCATTACCAACAAGGTAGGGTCTACTGTTGTTAAGTTGGGAGCAGTTGAAGTTAATAAACCGAAACCAAAAAATCGTAAGAAGAAATGATCCGGTCAAAAACATTTTGGACTGCCATTACGGGAGCAATTGCTGGGGTCGCTGGTTATTTTACTGGTGATCTAGAGCTAGGTGCTGCCGCTAATGTAGTTATAACAAGCTTACTAGCCTTGTTCTTGCGCCACGGCGTAAAGAAAGCAGAGAAGGCAGCTAACGGGGACGCTTAATACTGTGACAGTACAATGGGCATCCTTAAACTGATAGCCTCTTTAATCAAGGCCGTCCCTATATTGGGGCGGTTTTTTTTGAAGATAGATGAATTCCGAAAAGAAAGAAAAGCTCAGAATAGATATGAAGAGAAACTTGATTTTATCAATGATGCTGTTGATAAGTTTACTGATTCAGGGGTGTGCGACGACGAAGCTGAACAATGTGGAAGAGATGGTGGAACACCCTCAGTTTCCAGATGCTGCAAAAGCGGCCCCAGAGTGGACAAGGGCAGTACTCAAAAGATTAGCAAGCCTAGAGTATCAACTAGAAAAAAAATAAAGTTAGCTAAAAAGAAAACAACAAAGAACAAAACTAAAGATGGCAGCAAAGAAAAAAGATCCTCGCCTAGAAAAGGCAGGAGTAAGCGGGTACAACAAACCAAAAAGAACACCGAACCACCCAAGTAAGTCTCACGTAGTTGTAGCTAAAGATGGTGACGAAGTTAAACTTGTAAGGTTTGGGCAGCAAGGGGTAAGCGGTGCGGGTAAAAACCCTACATCTGCTAAAGATAAAGCTAGGAAAAAATCGTATTATGCTAGGCATAACGCGCAAGATAGCAGCCCTTCAAAATTAAGTGCTAGATATTGGTCGCATAAAGTTAAATGGTAATGAGCTTATATGATAATATAAACAAGAGGAAGAAGGCTGGTACAAGTCGTTCTAAAAAAGATTCCACAATCTCAAAGAGTTCCTATTCTAACATGAAGTCTGGGTTCTCTAAGAAGAAAAAAAGTGGCAAGAAGAAATCCGTTTAAGTCTCCTCGCATTAAAGTGGGACGGAAGTTAAGCCGATTTTTCCGGTGGTCGGATCGCTGGAAATTTCAAGGTCGGCAGACATTTCGCCAATTAAAGCATAGCTTAGTGAGTCAAAACTGTGCTTGTTGTTGTCGTTAGAAACGTATCTTCCAACACTACTACCTCTCTTTAAGTACCTGAACATATCAATTGTTCCGTGGCAGTTTGCTGATATGTGCAATCTGTTTTGCATTAGTAAGTCTTTAAGTAGTTTTACTCTCTGCCTAACTGATCCTGCAAACTTAGGTGCGCCAATTAGATTTATTCTCCCACCGCTTGCAGCCGCAACTACTCTATGATCGTAAGAATTTGCGCTTGCTCTGTACCTAACCATTGATGATGTGTCAGACCAGTGAGTCCATCTAACTTTATTACCTATATGCTCTTCTAGTTTTTCAATTCTTTCCATAGCTTCCCCAGTAAAGTCCTCTAAAGAAACATCTTGATGTAAGACAATAAGCTCATCTAACACAGTCCATCTAATTCCTTGGAGTGTGTCTACTTTTTCTAGAATATGAAACGCATGGTTCCTGTCTCCTAAATCCCAACCCCCTATAAGCTCAGTGCAGTTTTCTGTAGGCAGGATTACTTCCCATTCATCTTGAATAGGGCTGTCTGTGTTACCAACTACATGGGTATCCACTCTGAATACTTTCCCGAAATGTGCGTTTGTTGAAGAGGCTGTCCACTTCCCAAGAACATATCTATCATACATCTCAGGATCTCCACGGAATGTGGCAATCAAATCTTTCTTGTCGTATTCAGATAAGTACGGATTATCGTCAATCATGGATTCTATTATAGAGAATTGCTCTGCATACTCAGGATCTGGATGGTCTTCTTTGTTTGGTTCTTCATACCAAAGCTTATATATCCATGAGTTTGTTCCCTCTTCTGCTGGGTTCGTATCCCCTATCCATTGGTGAGACATGTAGGCAAGCCCCGGTAAGCGGAGCTGGCCTTTAGATATTGTAAACACGCACATGTCTTTAAAGTTTGAAAGCTCTGAAAAGAATATAAGAGAAAACCTAGTTCCTTTAATCTTCTCTTCAATGTCGTGATCAACATCTAAAGAATGTAGTTGTATTTCTGTTTCATTCCCGTGCATATTAGATACGCGCAAGTAATGCATCTTAGTGACTCCATCAACTTTTGGAGGAACAGTGATCTTGAATCCTTGTAAGTTTGCCTCCCATTCAGGCAGTATAAGGTCTATCAAATCAGACCAAACACCAGACTTTGCGTTACGTATGGTTTTACAGAATATACCAACTCGCCCACCTTTGGTTTCCCAGCAATGTCTTACTAATCGGTGGAGTACGCCAATTGTTTTAGAAGAGTATCTTGGCCCACTAACTAATAGGTATCTTTTTGTGCAGTTGAATATCTCAAGCTGCTTTGGGCTGATTGATGGATACCAGCATCCACTAGCATCAAGCGGCATATCTGTGATACCTTAACGATTTACGGGCTTTATGGCAAATGAACTAACAATAGACTTAACTGATCCGGCTATGCAGGAAGCTTTCGCTGACTGCCAGCCGGGAGAAACTCACACAATAACACTTGATGTTACTGTTAACGAAAACGCTGAACAATTAGTAGCTGATGTAGATCCAGAATCTGTTGAGAAATACGGAGATGATGATTACGATGAAGAGTACGACGAGGAAGAAGCTCCTAAAGCTGTTGCTATTATAATGAAAGAGGATGCCAAAGAAGCCTAAGAAGTGGAACGTCTTGGTAAATTATAAAGAAGACGGAACCATAGATGCAGATATAAAGCTCCACGACTTAAAGCCAAAGACTGGCCGAGGGTATAGGAGTGTTTTGTATTTTGAAGGCAATGTAAAGGTGGCCGGAATGGTAGGATATGTTAAGCTTTGGAGGCCGGTGAGCGGTAAAAAAAGGAAACAGATAATGGATCAGTTTCACAAAAACATGGTGGCTAGAAAGTCACCTAAGATAATCTAATGATAGATTTAAACGTACTAAATAAAAGAGGTGTAAATGCTGAAACTGCTAAAAAAGTTTTTGCTGGGGATGATTCAGAGATATCAGATAAAGGCGCATTTCTTTTAGATAGGATAAAGCACAGAATTGATGACGGCCTAAACCATTGTATTAAAAATCATAAAATTTATCATGCGCTTGATATTGCATGGGACGCTCCATTAAAACAAGTTAGTCACACTCTTGCTCATTCAATTTCAGATCAGGATCTAAGTGATGAATCTGTTCTTAATGCAGCAAGAGACTGGGGTCTTACTGGTATGCTTGAAGATGTTAAGGATACTAAAGGCCAGAAGCAGAAACTAAACCTCCCAATGTTCTTTAATATATTTGTCCCATTAGTTCGTTCTTATGTGACAATCCGTTGGGCTAGAATTTATAATGATCGCCGTCAGTACCCGTTGTTTAAGTATGAAATGGGTAAAAACACTACGACTAATAAGCTTCGGTCAGAGATAATAACTGACAGGGTTCAAGTGATATCAAACCAATATGGGTACAGTGAATTATTGAAACAGTCTATATTCCATATGCTTCATTACGGGTGGGCCGCTCAGTTTCCACAGGAAGAGTGGCATTCAGAAAAGCAGATTGGATTAGATGAAACAGGAGAAGAGGAAGAAAAATACTCTAAAGAAGGAATAAGATATAATCTACCTCATCCTAGTAGAGTATTCCTTGATCAAGCTCATAGACCTACAACATTTAACTCAGACTCCGGTTGCATGTTTGCTGGCTACTGGAGAATCATGCGTTACCGAGACATCCGATCAAACAGTAAGTTCTGGAATACAGATAAAATAACTTACGGAAAAACAAGTGATCTTCTTGGTAGAGCTAGAACTTATTTAGAACTGGTATCTCCTTGTACTATGGAGTTTCCTAAGAGCAGGGCTTCTTTTGGAATTACTGACAGAGAATCAAGCATTGATACTGTATATAATTCAACTGATGATGATAAGGCGGTATTAGTTACAGAGTATTATGAAAAAATTATTCCAAGCGATCATGGCCTTGGCGATTATGACCATCCTGTGTGGTTTCGTTTTTGTTTGGCTAACGACGACACTATTTTGTATGCTGCTCCTATCCCCTATTGCCCGGTTATTTACTACGCTTACGACCCTCACGAAGGGAAGAGTATTAACTCGTCATTAAGTCTTGAGATAATTCCATTTCAAGATCAAGTAGGTAACTTACTTAGCCA